CTTCTTTTACTTCTCCCGCAACCTTTAGTGCTTTTAGTCCTCCACGAGCATTCATAAGATGTTCGTAAACCGGAGTAGGATACGCACCTGGGGCGCTAGGTTGTGCAACTATATCAACTGTGATAATTTCAAAATCACTAACTCGGCCGCTCATTTCATCAACGTTGCCGCTGCCTCGTGAGCTAACACCGAGTTTTACACCACTTTCTAACATTGTGCGTATTAGATTACCCATAGGGGTCGGTAGTATTTTAAACTTACCATAACCATTAGGACCTTCCATCCACATATTTGTTATCATATGAGATACACGGTCCAAATTGACTTTTAAATCATCAGGATGATCTACTTCGCCTAGTACACTATACCCATTCTGTATTTGATCATTAAGAGTTTTAACAGCACGCTCAATTTCATCTACAGGGTATACACGCTGATTAGCATTGCGTATACCACCTTGGATGGCAATACCTTTTAAGTAAAGATTCTTGCCATCCTTGTCATCAGACTCTAGTACAATACCAGACTGATCAAAACTTAAATGCTCTTTAAGATAGGCTAATTTCATCCTGATTCTCTAATTATTTCTTACCGTACTGTGGTAGAAATTGCTTCTTGGTGGCAGGATCAATACTGGTTTGACCGGCTTTATCGCCGGAACCTGAACCAACTGGACCAGGATTAGTACCTTTCTCACCAACTTTCTTTAATCCCTTAACGCTGACTTTGCCACCAGGAACATTTTGATTACCAGTGCTCATAGTCTGTGGGTTCTTAACTAGACCGCCGGCTTTTCCTTTTGGACTTGTTCCATCGGGAGCCTGCTCGCTAGCACCTTGTACTAGGTTCTTAGCATTAACTCCAGCTGGACCAGGTTTGTTAGAACCGGAAGCGATTGGGCTCTTACCTTCAGCTGGGCCACCCTCTTTGTCGCCGGTACCAGCAGCAACGTGCTGACCTTGGCTCTTCATAGAATTTTTATCCCAGTCATTACCAACTTTTTCTACATACTCGCGTGTCATACGCTTGCCTTCGAATGCTGGTTGACCCATCATCATTTCATCGGTCTCTTTGTCACCCTCTTCGTCATCCATCTCGTCGCCGAAGTCACCGTGTGGCTCTTCACCGCCTTGAGCTGCTTCTAGTTCAGCAAATGCTGCTTCTAGATCGGCAATAGCGTTTTTGATATCCATAATGGCAGCGTCTTCACCTTCTTCGCCACCCATATCTTCTTCGTCGCCCATATCCATAGTGTCTGCACCTAGATCGTCGGTTGCATCACCGGGGGCAAAATCATGACTGTCTTCTTCACCGTCTGCTACGTATGAATCTTCTAAATCCATTTCAGATTCATCCATGTCTTCATCGGCCATTCCTTCTTCGACGTCCTCATCTTCCATACTCTCTTCGACGTCCATATCCGTCTCGTCTTGCTCTTCTTCAGCAATCAAATTCTCATATATTTCTCTAGACTTCTCAACAACGATAGAATGGAATAGTTCATTGGCTTTATCCATTTCTTCGTTCACGATCAAGTCTAATAGTTGTTCAAACTTTGTAGACATTGCAGGTTATCTCCTTAATTTAGATGCGGCAAGGCTGTGTTGGTATTTACTATGTTTTTGATAAACGTATAGAAAATAGGTCAAAAACGAGTCGTTTTTAACTTATATTGACAAAATCTAAAAAATTTTTTAGATTTTTATTGATTTTTACTACACACCCCCCGCTTCTGGAGCAGGTGCAGCATACATTCTTCTTGTTAGTGCTAATTCTTCTTTTGTTTCTTTTTCCCTTGCATCACCTGCTTTTCGCAGATCGTTAATCATTCCTAAAGTTAGTTTAACTTTACGTAAATCATCCGAACCGAATACACTGATATCATTATCAGAATTGTATCTCTGATCATCGATCATCTCTGCTTGCTTTCGATCAAAATAAATGAATTCTCTTAGTAACATATAGATATTTATGCGGCTGGAGGTGTTTCAGCGGGTAGCGGAGCACCTGGCATTCCTGTAGACTGGTCACCACCTTCTAGATCAGGCGGAGGCGTTGTTGCACCACCTAATGCACTCATATCGGCTCCGATTCCTGATGCAGTAATTCCTACACTTCTCAATTCAGCATTGGCGGGCAGAGCGGTATCTTCATCTACGTTTTCTTGTTTCCATAACATTTCGTTATCGGCCATCTCTTCAGCAGTTAATCCTAAGAAACGTTTGAGAGCAAATCTTTTGCTAATAAAAGGAACCTCAACTACACTGCCAAAAGTTTGAATTCTAGCGGTGTCCATTTCAGTCTGTCGATAACTGGCAAAGTTTTGTGGAGGATTAAATTTAACATCAAATATATTGCTGTCTACATTAATACCTTTATTATGTAGATATAACTTGAACTCAGTATCAAATTGTTCATTAATCAATGATTGCAATCTTTCGCAATATTTGTTAAATCTAAGTTCTTGTATATAAGCAGTGCCGACTCGACCATCATTAAAATTACTTCCTCCGTCATCTGGTCCCGTGGGTAGATAACTACTAGGAATTCTAAGTGCACGGAATAATTTGTTAGTAAAATACTTTAGATCATCAATCTCGCCTAAATTAGTTCCGCCTGGTAATACTTCAACTTTACTTCCTCTACCTTCTGCAGTTTGTGGGAAAAAGTAATCTTCGTTGATACTCAATGGGTTATACCCTGCATCAATAACAGTTTGACTACCACCAGTTACACTGGGGATTCTACGTTGATTGACTTCGTTTTTAACTCTTTCTACAAAACCCATTGCCAAGTGACTGGGCATATTACCTACATCGATATAAAACACCCGACGTTCCGGAGCACGTTGAATACGATAGATAATGATCGCATCTTCTAGTAATTCTTTTTGCTTATAAACTTTAAACACACTTTCTAGCAGACTTGTACCAAATGGATAATTGTTATCTAATCCTTCACTCATACTGAGATGAATTACGTGTTTAGCATCAATTGCATATTGATTCTCTGTTCTTTGAAATCTATTTCCTACAATATTACTAGGAAATGCACCAGTCATACCTCTACTACCCCCAGCACCGCCTTGTCCTGTAGCGTAGGAACTGGCATATTGACTGCCACCGCCGGTGACATTACTGGGATTAATCGCAGTAGTTGCCAGTGTTTCTAAGTTGGGATTAAAATCTCTAATAACGTATTGTTCAGGCTTTTTACCTTCGCTTTCGTTAACGATAATTCGATCAACTTTAGCAGGATCAACATACATCCATGCCTGTGTTTCTGGATCTCTAACAAAGAATACATCCCCGTACTTAAAACTATTTCTAACAATTTTAAAAATTCTAGTGGGAAATTTGTTTAATTTGTTCCACTGTTGAAGAAATTTTTTAATGATCTTTATTTCTGTCGACGTAGCCTGCTCTTTAAAGAATACTCGAAAAGGAGTACCATTCTCTTCATTAGGTTGACTGCAAAATTCTGCTAGTATATCCAGTGCCGCATTTACTTCGCTATCCGAATCCATAGTGTCGTATTGACCGTATCGTTCCAAACGATTTGGGTGGCCGCTATACACATCAGGTAGATAACTAGAATAATTCCTATGTGTAGGATTAGTCATAGAATTTGATGAACCACTGATTGGACTCATGGTCCCGGATGTATCAACTAGAGTAAAATATTTTTTCCATGACATAGGTTAAGCCTTAAAAAAGTCCCTGTTTAGTGATCTCGTGGCATCAACATTTCTTCTCGAGTAATCCGATGTTTCTTTGAGATACCTTAGCATTTCTGCAGATACTTTATTTAATGCAATTAGTTGATCGTTGACAGTTTCTAAAGTTTTAGTTGACTTAACAGATGTTAAATCATTAATTAAATCACTGCTTTTACTAAAATCTCGATCAGTATTTGTCGATTTTTCCCTAACAGGAGTAGGTAATATTTTGCTAACAATATCCGAAATTCTCGAAAGAAATCCAGAATTTTCTTGCTTGTCAAGTCCAAAGGATGCATTCGATTTTTCTGCACGAGATTCCAAATTAAATGTGTTATCTGATAATATAGATTGTTTAAAGATTCGTCCTGCTTCATTTCCAAATAAAGAAGTTGTAGATGTAAGACTCTCGAGAGTTTTTGATCTTTGATCTTCAGTCATCGATTTTAATTTCGTTTCAAAATTAGTATCAGTGTTGTCAGTGCTGTTTAAATTTGATAATTGTTTAATTGCTGCAGTTAATGGAGGTAGTCTTATTAGCTGGTTAGTAATCATTTGATGTTGAGAACCGAGTGATG